CCTAAATATAGTGCTGCCGACTTTGATGCATTACCCAGGAGCAAATGGACTAACCATGTTGAACTAGGAAATGTTGTACATAACAATTTATTGCATGTGACATTTCAAAGTGAAGATGGTCAAAATATTCGCTCATGTGGTGGACTGATGATCAAGTCCAACTATTTGTTAGTCCCATCACATATGATTTCAACAGAAGTCCGTCAGCTTACTTGCGTTAGAAAGCCCCATGACGGTGTCTGTAGAAATTCATCATTTGTCTCGAAGATTGATTCATCTGTCATTGCACTGGTGAAAGATCACGATTTAGTATTGATATATTTACCTAACAGTGGAGATTTCGCAGATGTTACATCTGCTTTTCCACCAACCATGTTTAAGACGGAAATTCCGTTTACAATGGCGTGGAGGAATAAGGAAGGAAACATTCAAGACTATCGAGGTCTAGCAGCACCATGCATGGTCCCTATGGGGAAAATGATGTACAGAGGGTGTTCTTACACTTTGAATGAACCCACATTTGGGGGATTGTGTATGGCCGTTATGATAGGTCAAAACAAATTTCCTCATATTGTTGGGTTTCATTTGGGTGGAGTGAAAGGTACCAAAGCCGGATGCGGTGGGACACCTTTGCAGGGTGATATTCTTGCAGTAATTAAAACATTGCAAGAGAGTCACCCAACACACTTTGCATCAGCTTCTATGGGAGAATTTCCAGTTGAGATTTATGGAGTTCCTACATTTCAAGGAGCGGAGGTGAAGAATTCATCTCCGTTGACTCGTATTCAAGACACTAATTGCCGTGTATATGGTAAGTGTCCTGGAGCAGTACATAGCAAGAGTTCTGTGAGAACATTGCCAATGTCAAAACGAGTGGAAGAAGTGTTTGGAATGCCTAATCTATGGGGAGCTCCCAAGATGAAAGGACCAGATGGAAAGAGTTCCTGGTGGCCTTGGCAGACGAATTTGGAGTCATCATTGAAACCATCTATAGGAGTTACACCAGAATTGCTTAAAAGAGCTTACGATGATTACGTCGAAACTTTAACAAGTATTCTGGATAGGAAGCCATTCTGGAAGAGGAAGATCAAACCTCTTTCCGATGATCAAAC